CGGAAGCAAAAAAACGAAGACAGAGTCGAAATCAAGTCAAACATCTGTTGCGCAAGCAGAGGCAACCGCAGCTACACAACCCCAAGAACCGCCAAAAGAAGAAGATAAACAAGCGGTGCTGGATATAAACAAGATTGATGCAACTGTAGGAGCTAAGATAATGGATACTTTAGATAACAAGCCACCAGCCACGGTTACTGCATCTGTACCAGAAATAGTAGTTCCAACAGCAACAGTAAACAATGGATTTACTACCGATGGAGTCCGCGCCATACTATATATATCCAATGGAAATAATGTAATATACTATACTCTCAAAGCGGATACCAATGCATCATTCAAGATCACAGATAAAGACGGTACTAAAGATTATCCTCTTAATTTTGGAAGCAAACTGAAAGTAAACATCATACAAAAATGAAAAAACATATATTGAAAATCTTTGGAGTTGGGTTGCTAATACTAACAGTACTTGTTGTCTTACGAATAAAGGATCCATATCCAATAGAAGTATTTCGCTTGAAGGGTCTTGATTATTATCAACGAAAACAAGACAAGGTAAAGAGTGAGAATGTTATCATTGTTGAGATAGACGAGAAAAGTCTTGATGCCAAAGGACAATGGCCGTGGCCAAGAAATGAACTTGCCGACGGCATCAAGAAAGCATTTGAGAATGAGGCAGCGACGGTTGTGTTACCCGTTATATTTGCTGAGAAAGATAGAATGGGTGGAGATCCTGCATTTGTTGATATACTAGGAAAGGCACCAGTAATCACCGCGCAATCTGCGTCAGTAAAAGGCAAAGGTGTACCTGTACCAAGAGGATTGGCAACAATCGGTGGCAGTGCGGATGGATGGTTATATGATTACCCAAATGCTATTGGGCCTGTAAAAGAAATAGGTGAAAACAGTGCTGGTGTAGGAATGTTACTTACAGCACCAGAACTTGATGGTGTTGTTCGTAGATTACCGCTTGTTGTTCAAGTAAAGAATGAAACATATCCAACAATGCCGCTTGAAATACTTCGTGTGTTTGGCGGCGAACAAAGTTATCAAGCAAAGATAAATGAAGCTGGTATTCAAGCGGTAAGAGTTAAAGGGTCCACACCAATCAATACAGATAGTAATGGACGAGTATGGATAAACTTCAAGTATAAGTTTGATAGTATATCATACACCGACAATGATTGGAGCAAAGTAAAAGGAAAGATTGCCGTCATCGCTCTTACAGCAGAAGGCTTGGCAAACACAGTGGCAACACCTGTGGGAACAGCATATGGGCACGAGGTTAGTATGCAAACACTGCAAATGCTTGTTGATGGAAACAGACTAGAAAGAAAAGCTGAGTTTGATTTATATGAATTAGCAGGCGGAGCACTATTTGGACTAATTCTTATATCCGTTGCAGCATATCTTGGCTATGTTTATAATGGAGCTATTGCAGCATTACTTCTAACGGCTCCATATGCCATCGGGTTTTACTTGTTCAACAGCAAAGGATATTTAATTGATTATACTTGGCCGACACTTGGGTTGTTTTTGCCGTGGGTTGGTGCCATATTCATGAGATTTGTAATGGAGTTTAAACTCAAGCAGCAAATTAAAAAGCAGTTTGGAACATACCTTTCTCCTGCACTAGTCAATAAACTTCAACAAAATCCCGGTCTGCTTAAACTTGGTGGAGACGAAAGAGAACTATCTATTATGTTCACAGATGTGCGCGGATTTACAAGCATATCAGAGCACTATGGTAAGAATGTTCAGGGTCTAACCATGATCATGAACAGATATATGACCGCAATGACACAAGCAATCTTGGATAATGATGGTACACTGGACAAATATATCGGAGATGCTCAAATGGCATTTTGGAATGCTCCACTTGATGATCCACACCACGCAAAAAATGCAGTAAAAACGGCATTACAAATGCTAAAGAGGTTGGATGCATTCAATGAAGAAATATCTAAAGAAGGAGTTCCAGCGTTTGGAATGGGATTGGGAATTAATACTGGGGCTGTTGTCGTTGGGAATATGGGTTCTACTCAGCGTTTCGACTATACTTGCCTTGGTGACCATGTTAACCTCGCTTCACGCCTAGAAGGTCAAAGCAAACCATATGGCGTAAGAATAGTAATTGGTCCAAGAACATATGAGCATGTAAAAGATGACTATCAATGTTTTGAACTGGATATCATCGCCGTCAAAGGAAAGAAAGAAGGTGTAAGAATATACACAATACTTGAGCATGAACTTGGTGCCGCCGATAAACTTAACGTATTGGTATCCCATCAAGCATTCTTACACGATTATAGAACCCAAAAATGGGACAGTGCAATTAAACACGCCAACGAATTAATGAAGTATAACAAAGAACTTAAGAAATATTACGAAATGATGATTGAAAGAATTATGGAACTTCGTGATAGCAATCTTGACTCAAGTTGGGATGGCGTATATCGTGCCACAAGTAAATAATTTATTTATTATAACAAATAATTATATAAAAGGAGATATCATATGAAAAAATTAATTATACCTATAATGTCATTACTTATGTTGACTTCTTGTGCCAATTCACAAGGAGATGTGTTTGGTCGCAAAGCTGATACTGGTGCTTTGCTTGGTGGAATGGCTGGTGCCATCATTGGAGCATATAACGGAAATGTTGCACAAGGTGCACTAATTGGCGCTGGTGCAGGACTGGCAGCGGGAGCAGTAGCAGACGCAAATGATGCCAGAGTAGAAAAACAACAAAAAGAAGTTGTGGTAGTAAATGCAGAACCACCTCGTACAGCACAACCTCAAACAGAAGTGGTTGTTGTTGATCGTCCCATTGTAATCGAAGAAAGAATATGGGTTGGACCTGATCTATGGATATACTCATATCACGGTTATCGTGATCGCTGGGGTCGTGTTCATTATCGTAACCATATTCCTTTTCACCGCCGTCCAAGTTGGGGGCATAGAAGATAGTCAAAAAAAGTCATTGACTTTTGATTATTTTTCATCCATAGTCATATTTATAGTAAGAAATGAATAGCACATCACACAAATCGTATATCAATACAACCTCCAATTGGGGTCGCTGCTTTATTGCGCAACCATCATTCGGAGCCTTTGAAGGCGATACGAAGGAGGGTGTGGCTTAAGGAGAAAAATTAAATTTTCCAACCTTAAAGCCCCACCTTCCAAAAAGAGGTGGGGTTTTTGTTTGGGAAGTTTGAAAAAAGTATTTGACATTACATAAAAAAAGTACATAGTTAGCGTCGTTCTTTAAATTTTGTTAGTTAGATAGGTAAAAGCGCACCTTGTAAGCGTTAAAATAGCCACCGGACTCATAATAGAGAGGACCGTTTTGTGGGAAGCAAATCAACAAGTTAAGGTTAGGATAGTGTTAGGGATAACTTGTTGTGAGCACGAAGTGAATATATTGTTCTTATAAAAAATAGAAGAGTGGTGTAATAAGACGAGTAATCAATCTCGTTGAACACCATTCTTTTAGTGTTCCAATAGATCATACAACCTCCGCGTGGTTTGGAATGGGATATATACGGATCGTATATATGCAAATGTATGATAGTTTTTATATTGTTGTAAATATTTATACCTACAACATAATATTGTATGGACGAGAAAAACTTGCTTAGAGAATTCATGACTGGCGGCTGGATTGTCGCCGCTGTTGGCGCATTAGGAATGTTAGCACGCAGTCTTTTAGATGGTGTAGAAAGAAGTCATGTTGAACATGCCAAGCGAATAATTGCTGCGGCAATATGTTCAACTATTGCGTGGTTTGTTCTTGAACAAGTTGAAGTTAGTAGCTTGACAAAAGCAATAAGTTATGGTGTAGTAGGCGTAGTCAGTCCAGAAATTTTACAAGGTGTTACGACATTGGCAAAGAAATTTGCAAAAAAGCCGCAAGATTTTGTAAATAAAAAATAAGTTTTTTGCGGTAGTAGCTCAGTTGGTAGAGCGCAATCCTTCCAAGCTTGATGTCGCAGGTTCGAGCCCTGTCTACCGCACCATTTTTGGTGTCGTCGCATAGCGGCAATTGCAGGAGACTGTAAATCTCCCGACCTAACGGTCTACATTGGTTCGAGTCCAATCGGCACCACCACTTTGATCAGTAGTCTGGGCTTTTGATTCGCCTATTAACAACAATAGGTGATGCCGAGTGTTAATCGGATGAGATGTTGTTTACCTACCGACAACCTTTACTGATCAATTTATTTCGCGGGATTAGTTTAGGGGTAAAACGGAACTTTGCCAAGGTTCAGTCGTGGGCTCGACTCCCACATTCCGCACCAATTTTCGGTATATGTTTGCATCTCTAAAAAATTACGGCAAACGGAAGATGTGTAATGGATTCGAAATCCAACCACTGGG